GATGTTGTTTTTAAAACCGAACTACCTAAGAAAAAATTGGAATATAACAAGACATATATTATCAATTTAGAAGATGAAACTGATGAAAATGGAAAAGAAAATGAAGGAACTCACTATGTTTTTTTACAAATGAATAAATCTCCAAATGGAGAATTTAATCCCATCTATTTTGATAGTTATGGTTGTATCTACCCAACAATTGTAGGGGATGTTGTTCGAGAATATTGTGATGGAATGAGATGTCCTCATACTACTAAGGATATTCAAAGTATTGTCTCTGGAATGTGTGGATGGTATTGTCTCGCTTTGTCTTTTTATCTTAATTGCTTTCCTCATAGAACTTACAATATATATGATGATGTGGGAATATTCCTTAGTTTCTTTAATGACTTGTCAAAATCTAATGATTACAAACAAAATGAATGGGTATTATCTCAATTCTTTCAACCTAAGAATGGAAAGCGTGAAATTAACTTGGGTGTTCAACCTGTTGTTGAAAAGGATATTAGGGATAGTGAGGAGCTTATTAAAGAAAATGGTAAAGGTTTCATTTAGATACAAAATCCGCTGGTTGTAAATATTGAGTGAAATTTTTTCTATATCTATGATTTATATCCGTGCTTTCATAATCTATAATTAGAACATTAAATTTCTCATTCGTAGCATATTGATACATATTAATTAGTTGTTCTTTTGTAAGACCCAACCCAACTTCTTTTAACATCGTTTTGATTTCTTTTTCACCCGACAATTTGAGAATGATAAGATAGTTACAATTTCTCCGTATAACAATAGGAACTACATAATAGTTTTGTGCTAAGTATAATATACTCACTCCTTTCTTACGACAACGAATATAATATTCTTCTACTCCGTTCTGTTTTTTTTCTAATTGTTGGTCGTCTATAATCAATAATGTTGGAACTTCTTTATCGGCTTTATTCAAATCAGGGAGATTTTCTAATCCTCCCTCTTTAATGTTTATAGCATCACTGAGAGATTTTAGGTATTTGTATATAGGCTCTTCGGCATCTTTACAAATAATAGTAATGGTTACAAATGTTCCCTTACCTTTACTAAAAATCTTGATAAGATTTGCTACGAAATTTGTTTTACCAGAACCAGACGGGGCTACTACCACACCTCGAAATGGGATAGAGAAGTTATGTTCTTCTATATTTGGATTTTCCAATTTACTATCTAAGAAATGCTTAGGTATGGTTTCATAAAAATTCATAGAATTGGAAACTGGTGTTTGTGTTGTATTATTTTCTACTGGTGTTTTCTTAACTTTTGATGCTCTCATATTATATTAAGGTAATAAAAATATTGCTTGTTTTCGGTATTCATCGTATTCGTTTAAATGGCTTAAAAACGATGAATATAATAATATATAGATAAACTAATATGGATAAAGTTGATACTACTATTTTATCTTTGACTTCGGCAAAGGTTGATGACCGCTGTGGCGGTCAAGCAACTTTACCAATTTATTATAAATGTGAAGCATGTAATTACATATCTGTTTTAAAGGCAAATTATGATAGGCATATGCTCACGAAAAAGCATATTAAAAATATAGAGAAATTTGGTGAGAACGGAGGCGAGAAATTTGACGAGAACGGAGGCGAGAAATTTGACGAGAAATTTGGTGAGCAATTTGAAGAAGAAATAAAAAATATCACTACTCCATTTGAAGATAATGATATCTTTTATGCTATCAAAATATACAATACATTATTTGAAATGAAAAGACAATATCCATACAAATATCAGTTTGTTCGCAATACAAATAGGATGAAACACGAATGGAAAAGATGGTCTCAAGAACAATTTGATAATGATTATGTTTATTGTTATACAAAATGGTTTAGTAGAATTTCAAAGTGTAATGAGCAGTTGATTTGTAAGTTTGTGTTTTAATCTTATTTTAAGACAAATCCTCTTGTAAAATTATCATAATGTCTTTCTATAATTTCTGTATATTTACCAAGACTTCTGTGATGATATTTATACCAATCAATTTGGATTTCGTGTCTTATATTAGCGTCTTCGTCCCACCAGTTTTTACCTTCGTCCCAAATGATTTCATAATAACTATCAATAGAGAAATGAACTTTAGCATGTCCTATGTCATACATAAATGACATGCTTGGTGATGGAATGGCGTCGGGAAAATCTCTCATTACTTTTCGGTGGGTTTTAATAGCGTCTTCTTGACTTTGTTTCGATAAATTATAAAATACTTCTAATGCTATTTCATTCTTTGTATAATCATCACACTCTTCTATAAGGTTTTTCAATCTATCTAGTTTTTGATTTTTTTCATCCCATTCTTCTTGGTCTTTTCTTTTTCTTTCTAAATACTTCTCATTTTCCATTTCTTTTTCTTTTTCCATAATTTCAAATTTTTCTTCTGTTAGGTTTTGTTGTTTTATTACTTTTTTCAACAATTGTATTGACCAGAATATACACCTTACTTCATGGTATTTGTTTTTTTTACTTAAACTATTAATATTGAACGCTAAGCTGTTATATCTATTAACCATATTCATCAGTTCATCTCGTTCAGCGTCTGTGTTTTTTACCCATTCTTCTACATCTTCTATGTTAATGTTATTCTTTTTTATGTATTCAATATACACATCCAACTTATGAGTTTTTGTAATCCTTATATTTTTAGAGTTCATTTCATACCAATAATTGATAATCTCAATATAATCATCTTTGGTATATTTTTTAGGTTTGACTACTTTTTCTTTCTTTGGTTTGGGTTCTTTGGCTACTTTTTCTTTCTTTGGTTTAGATTTAGGAATATATACATTTACATCTTCCAATCTCATCAAATTTAATTCTTGTTCTTCTCTTTTTTGTTCTTCTTGTTTAATCCATAAATCTTCTAATTCTCTTCTTTTCTTCATTTTTGGTATATAAAATTGTTCTACTTTTGGTTTAGGAATACATACATTTACATCTTCCAGCCTCATCAAATTTAATTCTTGTTCTTCTCTTTTTTGTTCTTCTTGTTCTAATTTATATCTAAGATTTTTTGAGTGTTTTTTTGTTTTCAAATGAGCAGTCATACTACTCTTTTTGTCTGTGGCGTATCCACAGCATTCGCAGTTGTGTTTCATAACTTTTGAAGTCATCGTTCGCTTTTTTTCAAATTGATTTCGCTTTTTATTATCATTTTCATAAGCAAGTTTTTTCATTTCATTTTTTTTTGAAAAGCAAGAAAAATGAAATAACTAAATTTTACTAACTTACCAAAGAAGATTATCACTATACCACCCGTTAGAACCAACTTTCACCCTGTCTTTCTGGTGCCGTATTTTATAGAGACGACGGCGATTTTCAGCATAGGCTTTACCATTTTTTTCCAAATAATTCGGGAAGTCTAAAAATCCAGAAGCACCAATAGATGCTACTTTTTTATCGTCAATAAAAACATCAATTTTCTTCTTTGGATTAGTAGATGGTTTCACTTCTACTCCTAATTCTTTTGCCTTGCGTCTTGTATAGTCTGTTATTTCATACATACAATACTTCAAGAAAAAATGGAAAACCTTTTGGTCTTATATAATTGAATGTAGTGGTTGCCCGTAGGAGAACCTAAGTCCTCCAAAGGGCTTTCTATACGCTTTGCGTTGATTTCACGGCAAACCATTATATGATTTGATTTTACTATGTTTATTAGATGAATAGGGTTTTGGTCTATGGAAATTAATTCTATTAAGTCATTAGTAGAGTAATAGACAAATGCTATCATTATTTATTGGATATTCGTTATTCCTTTTTATATAGATATACTTTACTATTTTCAAAATACCCCTATGAATTTACGAAAAATATTGACATTTTTCTATAAGTATTCGGGGGGGTCAAAATTCCAAGTGCCAAGTGCCGGAAGTTGGTAGATGGAAGTTCGCCCTATGTGTAAAGTTGTTGAAAGGCATCAATATTTTTCGTAATTTCGTTCATTCATCTTCTTCCTTTTCTACAATTTTTAACCTCCAATCCTTAACACAAAAAGCGTGTCTATCTGTATCCTTGTATATAATAGATTTGTAAAAGTTATTCTTACAAAAGAAATCAACAATAACATCTACCTTATATTCTTTTTGAAGTTTTCTTGGTAATTCATTAAATTCAAGTGATTTACGAATATGACCTGCTATTTTAGGTAAAGTCCAATCTTTATCTTCAATAATTCCCTTCCAATTTACATAATCAGTAGATTTTTCTTCACGATGTTTTTCAAAAAGTGATTGAAATATGTTATGAATATCATACGAATTTTGTAAATAGGCAAGAGAGCGTTGTTTCACGCTTTCAGGTTTAAAGAAATCAATATTATAATTTTGTGCCTTTACCAATAAGAGATGCTTTAACAATATATTCAACATCGTATTTTTATGAATGACCGAACCTCTTAATCTTTCCTTTAATCCAGCGTCCAAAGGATATATATGATTGATTACACCAGTTTTTTCGTCCCACTCTTCTTCTGTAGAAGAGAATTTACTACCAAACAATATATCAACAATTCGTTCAGCGTCAGCATCTTTGGGTGCTTCACTAAAAGGGGGTTTATCATTACATTCCATAGCATGAGTTCCACATAACTTTACTTCGGTTTTAGAAGAATGAAGCATACGAGCAGAAGTATTACCACCACCAGTTAAATCTTTAATAACTGAATTATGAAGAGGAGCGTCCTTTTGAGGTTCTTTGCTTACAATATATCGTATCTTATTTAATTTAGCAATTTCAGGATTAGCAGAAGCCGATGATTTTGTCTTTTGGTTTTCGCTGAAAATAGTAGGAGATACATTTATGAAATAACTACCTAATACCTTTTCAAGAAACTCATTTGTCAAACCTTTACCATTTCTACCTGCTCCATTAAATACAAAGAATTTCTCAATCGCTCTACCTGACAATCCAGTAGAAATGATTTTGAAAAAGTAATTACGCAAATCTTCATCAGGGAATATTTTTTGATATATATCCATAATAGTTGTGTGTGATGTTTTATAATCTTCTGTCAAATCTTTTTCCAATACATTATGACAATTACCATCTTTATCAATTATTTTGAAACCAACTAATGAAGGTGTAAAATTATATCCACAAGAGAAAGTGATAAAATCATCAAAACGATAAGGGCGGAAACATTCTTCGGCAAAATCAATAACACCATTTTCACAGCCAAATAAATCTTCTTTTGCGTCAAACTCCAAAGTATAATCCGCCATTAGAGTTTTCGCAACACTAACACAACTTTGAATACCATTAGCAGATTTAAGATTGAATATTCGCTCTTGTGCTTTCTCTTTTGTTTTTAACCACATCTTATAATTACAATCAGGTTCTTCATCGTCGTCCAAATTTATATCTTTAAATTCTTCACCCCACTTGTCTAAAATGCTGTCCCACGAACGCTTAATTTCATACATTATTGCTTTTCGTAATGGAGCATCACCTTTTTCCCAACGATTTCCATTCCAACCATACCAACAGCCCTTATTTCCATCATCTTTATCAACTGAATATATGAAATGGTTAGGTAAAATTTCTATAATGGTTTCAATAATACCACAATCACTATCATTAATAGCTTTGTTTATCTTTTCCAAGTCTGCTATTAATTCTTCATTAGGAGTTTCATCAATCATAACTTGTTTTAACCATTCGTCCAAATCATACCCATCATCTAATGGTTTCACAGACCATTCTAAATTAAATCCAGTTAATTCAAATGTTTTTTCATTCAACAATTTCAATACAGCATCTAAACCACCTTCATAAGTATCTACATTTTCTTTCCAAAGTTTAATACCATCATATTCATAAGTCCCAACAGGAAATTTCGTTCCAGCAACTTTCATCAAATCAGTATTATTAATCAAATAACATAACACAGCCTCAACAATTCTGCTTTCGTATTCCTGATTATATAAAGCAAAGAATGAACCAAGCACTTTGTTTTCACGATTATCACCACTATCTTCTTTTTTCTTTCTTGCTGTTTCCCAAAGAGCGGGGTTCTCTTTTTTTACTTTTTCAGCAATATCTTTCAATTCTCTTTCAAAAAGAGTAATGAATTCTAACGCTGGTTTGTCAGCAATTTTATTTTCTAAACACCATCCTACAAATGAACCAAAGAAACATAACCGAATAAACAAGTCTTTTGCTATATCTCTACTTACATTATATTCATCTTGAACTTGCTGTAAAAGAGAAGGTCTATCAGCACAATATCGTTTGATAATAGGACAAGGAATATTATTATTTTCACATAAATTTCTAATAATTTCAGGCTGAGCGTTTTTAATATCACAATCGTAGTAAAGACCTTTAATAAGAGCATTACGAACTTCACGACGAATAGTAGATAAACCAAGAGATTTTACTGGAAATGAACGACCCCATTTATGTTTTGGTTTAACATACTTTACGGGCACACCACCCAAAGGTGAATATATTTTTAAGTATGCTGTAATTTGTGCTTTTTCGTTTTCATAATTATCCCAGTCCCACACCATTAATAATAAATCACTTTTGAGAAGTGCTTTAATCCTTTCAATCGGTAATTTTTCAAGCATAACAAGTCCGTCCAAAACTGAAGAACGCTTATTGAGAGAAAGATTTGTAATTTTTGCTGTCATCGCTTCTTATATGGAGTATAGACAATATTCTTTAAACCATTTCATTTTTTTTTGTAAAATATGAGATATTCGAAAACCAAAAATCTCATATTTCTAAAAGTTGTTGGTCAGTCTTCAAAAAAATTCACAAGTATAAACATCAACTTTTTAACTTCTTTTTTATAAGCATAACATCGTCTCATATACATTTTATTATACTCTCTTTGTAATGGAGCTATTTTATCCGCATTCTTTTTCTTGTATCTCATAATACTTGCTTTATTTCGAGCATATGATGAAGACGGCATTTGTTTAATATAGATTATATATAGTATAGAGTGATTATTTTAAATCATTTTAATTGGATAAACCAATTACTCCGTCCTATCTTTTTTATCTACAGGGCAACAATTATCATACAATTTCTTATCAGCCAAAGTATAAAAAACAATCATACCATCGTTGCTTACATATCCCTTTTTCTTTTTGAAGAAATTCTTAACATCTTTATTAAAATCCTGCTTTTCGATTTCCATATACAATATATATACAAATTTGATTTCATTATCTTACGAGTTATAAATAATCCGTAATATGTTTAATTACACCCGAAGGTTTTTTATCTTCTTTACCACCAGCATCAGGAAAAATTGGATTTTGTTTTAAAGACAAAGTTGTTATTGTTTTTTCTGTTTTTCTTTTGTTATTAATAGGTTTATAATCGTTTTTGTAATTTTGAAATCTTCGTTTCATATCTACCCAATTATGATTATCTCCTAATCTGTCTCTTAATTGGTTTAATGGGATTTCATCACTTCCATGATTTGTATCTCTATAAATAGTTCTATTATACCAATCTAATAGAT